ACTCTCTAACTCAACTATTACTCTATTAATAGTTGTATCATCTAGTTTTTCGTGTGCTTTCTTTTTAATTGCCATTAGAATACCTCATGTATATCTTCCCCAGTTTTCAAACTTTTTTGTATTTGTTTTATTTCAGTAGGACTTATAGCTGATTGAGGTCCAATTTTTAATGTGTCCCAATTCATAACACTTGTAAAGCCTTCCATTCTTGCAGTACGCATTTTTGTACAATTAAATGTAATACAATTATCTTCTTGAGACCAAGTTTCTATTGTAAAAGCTGCGTCTGCAGCATCAAGAATACCTTTTGCAAATCTTGCTTCTCCTGTATTATCCGTTTGATACGGAGAAAATATAGGAACTTCATACTCTTGTGCCATACTCTTTAATGCTTTACTTACTTCTATTTGTTCTGTCCAATCATATTGTCCAAGTTTAGTAGGAGCATTATGGTGTCTTACTAAATTTATATAATCTACTATGATAACTCCAACATTAGTTTGACTAAGTTTACTATCCAACTCTTTTCTAATTCTGGATAAACTCAGAATAGGATCGTAAACTACGTCTAACTGTCTATCTTTTGTAAGTTTTCTTTTTGTAAGTTTATCATGAAACTTATCAAAATCTTTGTGCTCATAGTAATCGGGTAGAAAATCAGCACCATCTTCAAAACGTTCTGCCCACCACTTTACTACTGTACTCCATTCGTGTTCTTCTAAGTTTCTATTAATTAATCTTGATACTGGAACACCCGTTCCTAAGGCACACATTCTTTGTAGTATAGCTCTACTATCCATTTCTATTGTAAAATAGACACAGCCTCTACCTTGTTCATAAAGATTGTATGCAATATTTACACAGGTAAATGTTTTTCCTGCGCCTCTACGACCACCTATAAGTACTAAATCTCTTGGGGAGAACTTTAATTTCTGGTCATAGTCCTGATTTAAACCAAGTGGTACATATTTTTTAATTTCAGTTTCAGACTCAAATAAATTAATAGTCTGCATATTTTCTTCAGGTGGTTTTAAGTCTACTCTCTCACCTATATCTATTACTATTTGTTGTAAAGAGTCTACATTATCTTCAGCCGCAGAGATAGCCACGGTCTTCTCTATGAATTTATCTAATTCATCTAAAATTTCTATCTGGGTGTATTCGTTTTTGAGATATTCTAATAGAATCCAAGCCTCAACATCAACATCAACTGCTTCAATAGCAAATATTTTTTCTTGTAACTGTCTATCTCTAATAGATAATTTTAAGTCCTCAAAAGTTGGTAACTTTGAGTACTCTTTAATATGAGTAGTCATTACACGATGCAAGGTTTGATACTCTGCAGGTAAATAATTCTCCCTTAGGTTACCCCACGTATCAAAATCTTTTTGTGTAATTATCTGCTTTAATAATGCTGAAGTTAGATTCACCTACCCTTTTCCCTGTGCAAAAAAGGACAAGAGGAGGTTTCCCCTTGTCCAATCATGTGAAAATTAACTAGAAGCTTTTTGCTTTCTAGCAGCGCCGTCGTAGTCTGCGCAAGTTAAACCACGCCTTGTGAGCATAGTTTTTACGCCTCGTACGGTTTTGCCAATTTCATCAGCGATTTCGTCAACAGTTAAGTTAGCGATTTCACCATTGAGTTCAGACAAAGGATCGGCTTTTGATGAGCCTTTGGTGACCTTTTGTCTAGGTATAGCGTTAATATCGCCAGACCTTAGTAAGCTAAGAGCTTTTCCTCGTATTGAGTTTACAGTCTTGCCAAGTGCTTCTGCGATTTCTTCAACAAAAGCACCACTATTTACCATAGTGGTAAATGTAGCTTCTTCTTCGGGAGAGTAAGTTCTGACCGTTTGAGGTTTCTCAGCTGGTTTTACATGGGAAGTCATCTCCATAGAAAGAATTTTTCCCTGTATTGACTTAGCAGAAAAGAAGCCAGCTTCGAATGAAGCGGCTATATCTGCGTAAGTATACGTTCCAGAGTTATCTGTAACGAATTGTCGTAATGTAGCTTCTTGCTCATCAGAAAAAGTTCTGTGAGATACTGAGGAAGCTAATTCGACGTCATAACCCATTTTCCTAAGCTTACTAGAAACTGAGCGAGTTGATGTTTCGAGTTCATCAGCTGCTAAAGCAACAGTAGCTTGAGAAATAGGTTCCGAACCAACAAAGTCTGTTAGACTCTGGGTTCTTTCATCTGTCCATTTTGGTAATGCCATTTGAATTCTCCAAATTAAATTATTTCTTTAAGGTTAGTTATTATTGTTATGCCCCTATCTAGGGCTGCTTGTTGTTTTGCGGAATTAATCCCACTTTCGTTTACTAGAATTGTTACATCTTTTGTTAAACTACTTTTAACTAGGTAGCCTTTCTTTTCCAAGATTTTTTTAGCGGCTGCCTTCGTACTGTAGCTTTTGAGTTTACCTGAAATACATATAACTCCTTTGTCCTTTTTTGTTTTCTTAACCTTAGTATTCCAACTAAAAGGGAGTCTGTCATATCCATCTGTAAATTCTTCGTAAAACCAATCTAGCAAATTATCAGTAGCTTTTGGACCTAGTCCTGCTTGTTCACATACTTCTTCATTAAGATGTAATAAAGATTCAACTTGCTCACAAACCTTCTGAGAAGCCGTGTTTCCTATAAGTTTTATAGAAAATGCAGGCAATAAGTCAACTAAATCTGCTGTTTTGCTAGAGTTGATCTCTCTGAAAAGCTTTACTGCTAATTTCTCGGAATTTAACGCACCTATCATCATTTCTAATGGTAGTTGATATAGATCAAATATTGAAGTTATCTCTAATTTTTCTATTGTTCGGGGCCCGAGTCCCTTTATTTTGAGAGTTGTTGCAAAATGCTTAATCTTCTTACTTGTTTTACCACTACAACGAGTGTTATTACAAAAGAGCTGATCATTTTCCCACACTAAAAGTGTATCGCAAGCAGGACAAACTTTAGGTGGTAAGATTTCTTGCATTACTTCTCTCATTTTTTTCATTATATATATTATAACAAATTTGGGATGCCATGTCAAGAACTATTTTTCGGGAAGTCCTGTAGAATAAGCGAATCGATTTTGAAACACTCTGTATAACCTCCGAACTTAACTTTTGGCACAAATTTTTCATGTTTATATTTTTCATGTAGTGATTGTTCTAATCTCCATACATTATAAAGAGTGTCGTGATATGTTCTCTGTATACGAATATCGTATCCTTTAAAACCACGACTACGCTTTATAATGTGCCTCCAATCCTTGCCGGAAGCGATTCCTACTTTTATACACTCTCTCTCATAAGTTCTTTTATTTACTAGGACTACTCCGTAGAGTACTCCATCTTTAACTTGTTCTTTTGGGCGGTTATCAAAGTAAGTTTGATTATACATTCCTGCCATAAATATTCCTTTTAATTCCCTGATCCAAGGGCGGTTTTCTAAAAACCTTTTCTTTTTAATATAAGTTATTTCTTCTTCCCAACCACAGCCAGTTTCTGGATTGTAGAAGTAGTACTTCATGTAGACTTTCCTCTTATCCATTTTCCATGACATCTACATTGAAAAGGCTCTGCTAGTTCTTCTTCTGTTGTTTCATAATCAAAAGTAATTTCTTCTCCGTCAAGTATATCTTTACTAGCTACTAAAACAGGATTAAGTTTACTACTCTTAGCAAAAGCCTCAAAGGGAATATAGTGTGTGTTCATATCTAGTCCCCACATTACACCTAATACTTTAGCATTAGGATTACAATTATGGTTTGTACAGCCGCCTTCGTAATGTTCTAAATGTAGATTTCCTACTTGTATAGAGGTTCTAGTTGGATGTGGTAGGTATGTAGAGTCTGTTGATAACCATAATATTACTGTACCCTCTTTAACATTTTCTGTCGCAAAGAGTCCCAGATGTCCTTCATCAATTTTTTTAATTTTGTACATTATAGTTTTCCTACTAAGTTATTTACTATACCTGTTAATAATATAAAACAAGCAACTGTATTAAGTACTAATAAAGCTCTGTCCTTCCACAACACTCCTATACCTATCCAACCCGCGCAACCCAC